GTATCCAGTTTATGTAAAACAAACTTATAGAGATATATCTTTGCTTAATACAACTGAAATGAACGCAACATTATTAACAGATTCACAATTTAAAAGACTATCTGTATTTAGAGTAATTGGTTTTTATGCTTGTCCACAACTTACTAAATTTAATTCAAACGATAACCCAGATAGATTTCAAGTAATGATGAAACATTACCAACAAATGTATTCAAGTGAATTTGAAGATATTTTAAGAGATGGTGTTGAATATGATGCTGATGATTCCAATGTAATCAAAGATGCTGAAAAAGCACCTTATCATAGACTTCAACTTATCAGATGAAAATAACTGTTGAAGATAACTCATTACAAGTTGCAAAGAACTTTGAAAAACAAGTAAGAGAACAACCACAAATAGTTAAGACTGCATTAGGAAGAACTGCTGAATTCTTAATGGGTTTAATTAAACAAAGAACTCAAAGAGGAACAAGTGCAGATGGTAATTCATTCCCACCATATACAGAAGCTTATAAAATATTTAGAAAAAATGCTGGGCGACAAGTACAATTCCCAGATTTAAACTTCTCAGGTCAAATGCTTTCAAACATAGTACAAAAATCAAATCCAAGTTATGCAATTATTTATTTCGCAAACAAATTCCAAAACACTAAAGCATTAGGTAATCAAAAGAAAAGAAAATTCTTTGCTATTGGTGCAAGAGAAATACAACCAATAATGAATGTATTTATGAAAGAATATAACAAACTTAGTACAATCAAATGAGCAAAAGAGAAGATATAGCAAATAATATAGTAACAACTATTTCAACTGGAACATCTCCTATAACTTTAAAGAAGGTTACTAGAGAACCATTTAATGTTGATGAATTATCTGAACAACAATATCCAGCTTGTTTTGTACAATCAGGAAATGAAATTAGATCAGATAGAACTATAAGTTTTTCAAGTGCATTAAGAGAAGCAACAGCAGATTTTGTAATCGTTGGTTATGTCAAAGGAACTACAAGCAATATTGACACAAAACGTAATGAGTTAATCACAACGATTGAAAGTAGATTAGATTCTGATAGAACACGAGGTGGGTATGCAAAACAAACTCAGGTAGTAGAAGTTTCTACTGATGAAGGAGTTTTATTCCCAATAGGTGGTATCAGAATGGTGGTGCGAGTTATGTATCAATACACTTCTGGCACACCTTAATATAAACAAACAGGAGAACAAAAATGGCAACACACACAGGGTCAGAAGGTCTGATTAAAATTGGTGCTAATACACTAGGAGAACTTAGAAGTTACTCTTTAGAAACAACTGGAGATACTATTGAAGATACTTCAATGGGGGATTCTACAAGAACTTATAAAACAGGTTTAACTTCTTGGACTGGAACTGCATCTTTATACATGGACGAAGTGGACACAGCACAAATCGCTTTAGTAGTTGGTGCTGAAATAACAGTATCGTTTTATTTTGAGGGCGCTACTGCTGGCGATAAATATTACACAGGAACAGCAATCGTAACTGGTAAATCTGTATCTGCTTCTTTTGATGGATTAGTTGAATCAGAAATATCTTTTCAAGGAACTGGTACATTAAGTTTATCAACAGCAAGTTAATTAATTAAATAGAGGAAGAACAATGAACGTAATAGATAGAGTGAAGGCACAATTTGAAAGTCTTGGTATTAAAAAGATTGAGGTAGCTGAGTGGGGCGAGGAAGGCAAACCTTTAATAATATACTGCTCACCATTTACATTAGCAGAAAAGAGAAATCTTTTTAAAGGTGCTAAGAATGATGATCTAGGAGTATTGGTAGATGCAATCGTTTTAAAAGCTAAAGATGCTGAAGGAAATAAAATATTTAAGCTAGATGACAAATTAACATTATTGAATAATGCTGATGCAAATGTTATAGCTTCTGTGGCGACACAAATGTTGTCAGGTGTTTCTTACGAGGAAGCTGAAAAAAAGTAAGATTTGATTCGGAGTTGTATTCCATACTTGCTTTGGGTCAAGAATTAAAAATGAGTATGGAAGAAGTTTTGTGTATGACACAAGACGAATTTTACTATTGGATAGCTTACTTTAAAGTGAAGGCAGATAAAGAGAAACTCTATGGCAGATCAGCAACTAAACATAAAACTTAATGCAATAGATAACACTAAAAAAGCATTTAGTGATTTACAAAATAATCTTAAACAAACAAATAAAGAATCTGATAATCTAACAACTTCTTTTTTAAGTATTAAAAGTGCAATACTTGGATTTGCTACTGGTGCTACAATAGTAGGAGTAGTTAATCAAACTAAAAAATTTCAAGATTTACAAACTACTTTAAGCAGAGTAGCTGGTTCTACTGAAAATGGAACACAAGTATTAAATTATTTAATTGATTCTACTAAACGATCTACTTTTTCAGTACAAGATTTAGCAAACGCATACATAACATTATCTACTGCTGGAATAGCACCAACTGAAAGAATTTTACAAATATTTACAGATACAGCTTCAGCATCAACAGATCAATTAGATACACTAAATGATTTAACAAGATTGTTTGCCAAAGGTGTACAAGGTGGTTTGGGATTACAAGCATTAACTCAATTAGTATCAAAAGGAATACCTGCATTTAAAATATTAGAAAATGAATTAGGATTATCAAAAGATGGTATTGAGAAATTTGCAGAAACTACAAGAGGTGCTAACAAAATATTAGATGCTTTATTAAATGGTTTAGAAAAATCATTTTCAGGTGCAACAGAAGCAAGAGCAAACAATTTATCAGTTGCATTATCAAGAATTGGTAAAGAAGCAGACTTAGCATTATTAAACTTAGGAAAGAATGGTCTTACACAAGGTGTTAATGATTTAGCAGATGCCTTAACCACATTAAACAAAGAAGGAGAACCACTATTAAAGTTTTTTGGTGGATTATCTGAAATTGTACTTACAACAGCTAGTGGTGCTTTATTATTCTTTAATAATATCCTTAAAGATTTACGAAAAGAGTTTAACCAATTTTCAAATGAATATACTAAACTTTACAACAAAATAACTGGTAAAAGAATACCATTAAATGTTGAGGGAATGACTACATCTCCAACAGAGATAACAGGTGTATCTACTGGATTACCAAAAACAGAAAAAACAATAACTCCAATACTTGATCTTGAATTAGTTTTAAAAAGAGTAATTGAAGATAATCAAAATAAAATTGATAGAATAAATGATTCATTCTCAACAACAGCAGGTTTAACAAAAACAATAACAGAAACTCTTAATGCTGGTATTGGAGATTTTTCACAAAAGTTGGCGGAATCAATAGTTCTTGGTAAACAATTACAAGATGTATTTAGAAACTTAGCACAAAGTTTATTAGTATCTATTTTAAAACAAGCTATTGAGTTAATAGCCAGAGAAACATTAAATTATTTTTGGAAACAACTACAAACAGCAGAATTATTCAAACAACTTGCTCTTGAAAAACAAATTACAGGAGAAAAAATAGCACAAGCATCTGTATCTTCTTCTTCTGGTGGTAGTGGTTTTTTTGGTTCTTTATTAAAAATAGGTTCTAGCATATTTGGTGGTGGAGAAACTCCAAAAGCTGAAGGTGGTTCTGTTGTTAGTGGTATGCCTTATACAGTTGGAGAACGAGGTAGAGAATTATTTATTCCTTCATCAAACGGAACTATTGTACCAAACCATGATTTAGGAAATATGGGAACTAATATAACATTTAATATTCAAGCAAATGATGTTAGAGGTATTAAAGAATTATTAATTGATAATAGAGCAACTATAATTAACTTAGTTAATCAGGGTGCTAATGCGAAAGGAAAATCTAATATTGTATGAGTGGCACATTTCCATCAAGTCCAACAACTAAAGATGTAACAATTAGTTCTAACCAGAACACTATTGTAACAACAACTGCGTCAGGGAGACGACAAGCAAGACAAATTGATGGACAAAGATTTAAGTTAAGACTTAGATTTCCAGTTATGACCAGAAGTGAGTTTGCACCAATAATTGCTTTTATAATGAAACAAAGATCACAAATAGAATCATTCCAATATACTCCTGCTAGTATGGCTACAACAAATGGAGTTGCTTCAGGAATTATTAGAGTTAATGGTGCTATAAGTGCTGGTGCTACTTCTTGTGCAATAGATGGAATGGCAAACAGCACAACAGGAGTATTTAAAGCTGGAGACTTTTTTAGATTTACTGGACAAAATAAAGTTTATATGTGTGTTGCAGATGTATCATCAAATGGTTCAGGTCAAGGAACATTAACTTTTGAACCACCATTAAGAACTGCTGTTGCTGACAATGCGATTATTATTTATTCAAATGTAGATTTTACAGTTGGACTTACAGGAGATGTTCAAGAATTTATTATTGGTACAGAAAACTATTTTCAATACGAAGTTGATTTAATAGAGGTATTGTAATGACAAGATCATTAACTGCTGGAGTAATCGCAGAACTAGCCACTAACAAACTTAATCCAGTTGAACTTGTTTATCTTGGTATAGGTTCAGGAACATATTACACAGATCATTACAAAGATTTAACTTTTGATGGAAACACTTATACAGCTTCATCATTATTCTTAGGAAGTTCTGAAGTTCAAGAAACTGCTGATGTTGCAGTTAATAATCTTACACTTAAATTTTCAGGTGCAGATACAACAATCATTTCTTTGTTATTAAATAATAATTACATGAACAAATCTGCAAAAATATATAGAGGTTTTTTAGACGATAATCAGGCATTAATAGCAGACCCATTTCTTTTATTTGACGGAAGAATATCTAATTTTGCTCTTGAAGAAAACGCAACAACATCATCAATCAATATAATTGTAACTTCACATTGGGCAGATTTTGAAAAAACTTCAGGAAGAAGAACTGCTGAGAACTCACAGAAACTTTATTTCCCTAATGATAAAGGAATGGAGTTTGCTTCTAAGACTGCACAAAAAATTAAATGGGGTTCAGCATAATGAATGACCTGTATAGGATTATACATCTTTATAGACAATTTCCAAAATATGACAAATACACTTACGAACAATTAGTAAAAATGATTACTCCTTCTTTAAACTTAGACCAATACCAAATTCACAGAATAGGTAATGAAGATATTGGTTATACTAATTGGGCTTATATCAGTGATACTGTTGAACAAAGATTTAAATTAATTTCTAAAATAAAACCTAATGAGTGGAATTGTGGAGACAATATTTGGGTAATGCAATTCCTAGCTAAGAAAAATGCTTTACAAATTTTTTATTGGGTTAAAGATTATTTTAAAGATAAAATTCAAGTTAATGATTCAGTAAAATGGTTGAGAACAAATGATACTCATAAAATTTATAGAAGATTAGAAAAACATAAAAGGGAGTTTCATATCTAGATGCCAGAAGCAGTAGTAACAGCGATTATAACAACCATAATAACAACTGCGATAAGTTATTTAATTGCACCAAAACCAAAAGCACCAAGATTCAGTTCACAAGATGAAGCTAAAGGAACATTAGTAAATAAAGATTCTAACAACAATCCTATTCCTGTTGTTTATGGAAAAAGACAAGTTGGTTTGACTAGAGTATTTGTAGAATCTTCAGGAACAGATAATCAATATCTTTATGTAGCTGGAGTATTGTGTGAAGGTGGTGGGGCAGGAATTACAGCAATAGATGAAGTTTATGTAGATGATAAACTAGTTACATTTGATGGTTCATTAACTGACGGAACAGTAAGAGGTGTATCTAGTTCAGATACTAACTTCTATAAAGGTGGAGAATCTTTAATATCTATTCAATCATTTTTTGGATTAGATAATCAATCAGCTTCTTCTTTGCTTGACGAAACAACAAGTTGGACATCAAATCATAAACTATCTGGTCTTGCTTATGTTGCTTTAAGGTTTAAATGGAATCAAGATGCTTTTAATGGGTTACCAGAAGTTAGAGTAACTGTAAGAGGTAAAAAAATTTATGACCCTAGATTAGATTCTACTAAAGGTGGTTCTGGTTCACATAGAGAAGATACAGCTTCTACTTGGGCTTATTCTAATAATTCATCTTTAGTTCTTTTAGATTATTTAAGAAATAGCAGATATGGAAAAGGATTACCTAATGATGCTTTTGAAACTAATTATGATTCATTTAAAACTTCTGCAAATACCTGCGATACACAAGTTGTTCCTTATACAAGTGCAAGTACAATTAATCTATTTGAAACAAATGCAGTTATAGATAGCGAGAAAAAAGTATTAGAAAATGTAAGAGAGTTGCTAGTACCAATGAGAGCAATCTTTAATTACACACAAGGTAAATACAAAGTTATTATTGAAGGTACTGGTTCATCACAATTACTATTAACAAAAGATAATGTTGTAAGTGAAGTTAGATTACAAGGAGAAAATAAATCAGAAAAATATAATAGGGTTATTGGAACATACACAAATCCAAAAAAAGATTATCAATCAGATACAGTTTCATATCCACCTTATGATGATTCAGGATTAGCAGTAGATGATCGTCACGCAACAATGTTAGCTGAAGATAATAATACTTTATTGGAAAGAAGTTTTGATATGTTGCAAGTAACTTCTCCATATCAAGCTGAAGAAATTTGCGAAAACATATTAAAAAGATCAAGAAACAATTTAAAAGCAGAAGTAACAGTAACTTCAGAAGCACTTAATTTATCTATTGGAGATATTGTAACAGCTACTTATGATACAGCAGGATTTAGTGCCAAACCATTTAGAGTAATGTCTTTAGCTATTAATTCAGATTCAACAGTAACTCTTGGTTTAGAAGAACATCAAGATAATTTTTATACTTGGGAATCAAAAAGTTTATCTCCTACAATAGCTGATACTGTATTACCAAACCCATTTTCTGTATCTGCACCAGCTTCAGTTACTTTAGATGACCAACTAATAGAATACTCAGATGGAGTTGTTATCACTGCTTTAGATGTAACTATTGGTGCATCACCAGATTCATTCGTGGACTACTACCAAGTTGAATACAAATTAAGTACAGAAACAGATTATTTAATATCAGGTCAAGTCAAAGGTTTATTTCATAGAATATTAAATGTCATTGATGGACTAACTTACAATGTAAGAGTAAAAGCATTTAATACATTAGGAGTTCAATCAACTTATACTTCCTCATCAAGAGAAATTATTGGTGGAACAGCACCACCAGCAGATGTTACAAATTTTGCTTGTAATATTATTGGTGGAGATGCACATTTATCTTGGACACAAATTGCTGACTTAGACTTAGCTTATTATCAAATAAGATTTTCTACACTTACTACTGGTGCTGAGTGGGCTAATTCAGTTTCTTTAGTTGAAAAGGTTGCAAGACCAGCAACATCAATTACAGTTCCAGCAAGAGTAGGTTCTTATCTTATCAAAGCAGTAGATAAAAATGGTAACTTCTCATCTAATGAATCTGTTATTGCTACAACAGTTACAACAGTTGGTAATTACAATGCAATCGTAACTTCAACTGAATCTCCTTCATTCTCAGGAACTAAAACTAATGTCTATGTTGATGAGAATGGATATTTAAGATTAGATTCATCAGAATTATTTGATAGTGCAACAGGATTATTTGATTCTGCAACAGCAACATTTTTTGAAGAAGGTGTAACAACTTATGACTTATATCCTGAAGGAAGTTATTTATTTACTTCTCCGATTGATTTAGGTGCAACTTATACTTCAAGAGTTACTGCAAACATTACACAAGGAGTTGATAATATAGATAACCTTTTTGATTCTGCTACTGGCTTATTTGATGATGCACCTTCTAATTTTGATGGAGATTCTCCTGCTAACTGTACTGCCTTTTTACAAATTGCAACTTCCACTGATAATATAACTTATACTTCATTTAGAAACTTTGTTATTGGCGATTACACAGCTAGATACTTAAAATTTAAACTAGTTATGACATCTTCTGACTTAGCTTCAACTCCAGTAATTAAATCTTTATCTGTTAGTGTTGATATGCCTGATACTATACAAAGTGGAAATGATATTGTTAGTGGAACTGGCACATATACAGTAACATTTACAAAACCATTTTATTCTGCTAGTTATGCTATCGGTATCACTAATCAAGGAATGGCTACTGGTGATTATTATACTTTAAACAGTAAAACTATTGATGGATTTAATATTGCTTTTAAAAATAGTAGTGGTACTGGAGTAAGTAGAACTTTTGATTATATTGCAAAAGGATATTAACTAAGATATTAGATAGATTATGAGTCAGCACGATTATAACATAGCAAATCAAAGTTTCCCTTCTTTTAGAACTGATTTGAATAATGCTTTATCAGCTATTCAAACTTGTAATTCAGGAACTTCAAGACCATCTGGTGCAGTAGCTGGAACTATCTGGTTAGATACCACTGGGACTCCTACTTCAAATACTTTAAAATTTTATGATGGTGCTGATGACATATCTCTTGCAACAATTAACTATACTTCCAACACAGTAGATTGGTTAGATAGTTCTGTTTCAATTACTGGTCTCTCTACTTCTGCTACTGGCACAGTTTTAACACTTTCAGATACAGCTTCTACATCAACAGTAAATTTAATTATAGACAATCAAAAAGAAGTTCGCTTTCGTGAGACGACTGCAAATGGAACAAATTATATCGGATTAAAAGCACCAGCTAGTGTAACAGTTGATTTAACATATACACTTCCAGTTTCTGCACCAACTTCAAATAACCAAGCATTAGTTTCTTCTACTGCTGGTGTTATGTCATTTACTCCATATTCTTTTCCTTCTGCTGATGGAACAGCAAATCAAGCACTAGCAACTAATGGTTCTGGTGTATTATCATTTACAACTATTTCTGCTGGAACAGCTTGGCAATCAGTTCAAACAACTGGATTTACTGCTGTAAGTGGTAGAGGTTATCCATGCAATACAACATCAGGAGCATTCACAGTAACATTACCTGCAAGTGCGACTGCTGGAGATTATATTCAAATAGTAGATTACGCAGGAACTTTTGCTACAAACAATCTTACAATAGCAAGAAATGGATTAAAAATTGAAGGTGGAACTACAAATAAAATGCTTACAACAAATAGAGAGGCTGTAACTCTAACTTATGTAGATGCTACACAAGGTTGGGTTTCTTCTTCTGGTGCTAATGAAGGTTCACAATCAATAGACCCTTTCGCTTACGCAGTTAATTTTTTAGTATTAGCTGGTGGTGGTGCTGGTGGTAGAGGTGGAGGAGGTGGTCAAGGTGGAGGAGGAGCAGGTGGATATCGTTCATCTAATGCAAGTTTTGGTTCTTCTGGTAGAGGTTCTAGTGCAGAATCAAGTTTAACATTTACGGGTGGTACTGTTTATACAATTACAGTAGGTGCTGGAGGAGCAGGTGTAACTGGTAGTCCACAAACTGGAACTACTGGTTCTAATTCATCAATTTCAGGTACAGGTATTACAACAATAACATCTAGTGGAGGAGGAGGAGGTGCTCAGCCACAAGGTGCATCAGGAGGTTGTGGAGGAGGTAGTGGAGAATCAGGCATAAGTGCTGGAGGTTCTGGAACAGCTAATCAAGGGTTTGATGGAGGTATTGGTTCTGGTTCAGGATATGGTGCTGGAGGTGGTGGTACTGGTGCAGTAGGAAAAAATGGTGGTTCTTCCGCAGGTGATTCAGATGGAGGTGCAGGAACAGCATCTACTATTACTGGTTCTTCAGTTACAAGAGGAGGAGGTGGAGGAGGAACAAGAAATGGTTTACTTTCTGGTAGAGGAGGTACTGGAGGTGGAGGAGATGGTGGAGCAGGTTCAGGAGGTACAGGAACAATACAAAATGGAACAGCAAATCTTGGTGGAGGTGGAGGAGGAGCACACTCACCAAATAATGCAACTTCAGGTTCTGGTGGTTCAGGAGTTGTAATACTTCGTATGGCAACTGCAAATTATTCATCAACAACAACAGGTTCACCAACAGTTACAACATCTGGTTCTGATACAATTTTAACTTTTACAGCTTCAGGGAGTTACACAGCATAATGGCACACTTTGCAAAATTAGGAGTAGGAAATATAGTTGAACAAGTAATCGTAGTATCTAATGATGTTGCAATTACTGAACAAGCTGGTGTAGATTTTATTAATAAACTTTATAATACAAGAGATGTTTGGAAACAAACTTCATACAATAACAAAATTAGAAAAAATTATGCAGGAATAGGATATACTTATGATGAAAATAGAGATGCTTTTATTCCACCTAAAACTTTTAATTCTTGGTTATTAAACGAAAATACTTGTCGTTGGGAAGCACCAATTGACATACCAACAACAGAATTAGAAGATAATCAATATTATTCTTGGAATGAATCTATTCTAAACTGGGAAATAAAAACCCAATAAAACAAAAGGAAGGTAATGTCAGAAAAAATTAAAGAACCCAAATTTGAAAACTCATCTTGGAATTTTGAAATAGACCAAACTAATCTTTATGCTTTTTGGAAAAATGCTTTTTCAAAAGAAGAATGTCATTCAATCATTAATATAGCAAAAGATAAAGGTTTAATAAAAGGAAAAACCAAAGGAGAATCTGATGTAAGAGATTCTAAAATATCTTGGTTATACCCTATTGATAACATGGATTGGGTATTTCGTAGAGTAACAGATATTACATTAAATCTTAATGAAAGATTTTTTAAGTTTGATTTATTTGGTTTAAACGAGGGATTTCAATTTACTAATTATCAATCACCATCTGGCAAATATGGTAAGCACGTTGATAGAGCAATAAATTCACCAGTTAGAAAATTATCAATATCTATTCAACTTACAAATCCTGAAGAATACGAAGGTGGAGAACTTTATTTATATGATGATGATAAAGGAACTGTTATGGATAAAACACAAGGAACATTAATATTATTCCCTTCTTATGTTTTGCACGAAGTTATGCCAGTAACAAAAGGTGAAAGAAATTCGTTGGTAACTTGGGTAACAGGAAAACAGTTTAAATAAACTTAATCTTATGATAAGATAATAAAATGATTTGGTTTATACTAGGAACTATCTTAGGAGTTTATTTAGGTTGGAAGTACGAACTTGCAATCAATGACTTTATAGAGTCAATTAAAATACATTTAAACATCAAATAGTCTTGAATTTTGTGCGTTGCACAATTATATATCCTGCATGATATATACAAACGAAGAAAATAACTTTTACTCAAAGGAGAACTCAATGTTAGATTATAAATCTATTAAAGAATATTGGTCAAAGTTCTACGCAGATGCTTTTGAAGATGCAAAAAGCTTTTGGAAGAACTACGCAGACACAGTAGAAAAATTTTATAAGAAATAACTTTATTAAAACACAATAGTTTGATATTAGTCCATAAAATTTAATGGATTGCATTTTCAAACTTTGGATTGGTGGGTGTGTCTTGCTAAAGTCTTGTAAATGCGAAAAAGACAATGGCAAGAACTCACAATGAAGAATTAATAAGTCTAAAGGGACATATCACAGGAATTAAACGAGAACTTAAAATACTGGGTTGCTCAGTATATAAACTAGAAAAGAAACTAGAAACATTATTCTGGTCTATACTTTGTGGACTAGGTGCTTTATCTTTAGCATTAATAACTATTTTCTTGGCTAAGTAACTATTGCCAAACAAAACGAATACAACTAGTAGTTAGTTTATGAATAAACGCATATTAGTAATAAGCGATTTACATTTTCCATTTGCTCATAAAGACTGGCATGGATTCCTAACCAAATTAAAAGCTAAATATAAACCTGATACAGTTGTTTGCATTGGTGATGAAATGGATTTCCACAGCATCAATGTTTCCCACACAATAGATCCTGATCTTCCATCTCCTAAAGATGAATTAGAACTTGGTAAAAAAGAAATACATAGACTTCATACACTATTTCCTAAAATGACTTTACTAGAATCAAATCATGGTTCTATGGTTTTAAGACGTGCTATGGCAAAAGGAATGACTAAATCTTTTATCAAGTCTTACAATCAAATCCTAGAAGTAGGTAAAGGTTGGGAATGGAAAGAAAAACATTTTATTCAAACAGATAAAGGTAGAATATTATTTGGACATCAATTTTCTCCTGATATAAAAAAAGCAGTTGCAAGCTTTTCAATGTCAGTAGTGCAGGGACATTATCATACGATAAGTGAGTGCGTAATGGTTGGAAATGACTTTCATCTAAATTTTGGATTAACTGTTGGTTGTCTCATAGACAAAGAAGCACTTAGCATGAGATATATGAGACTTAATTTAAAGAAACCAATTCTATCTTGTGGATTAATAACTAATGGTATGCCACACTTAACACCAATGTATTTGAAAAGAAACGGAGACTGGGATAACAATATTTATATATGAGAGAAGTTAGTCTGAAGGAACTATTATTTTCTGAAACTGCTACAAGACTTGGAATAGACAATACTCCAACTGACCAAATCCTAATTAACCTACAAAC